GATGAACTAGAGGTTAAAGAGCATACAGAAAACATAATACAAGAAGCTAGTGTAGAACAAGAAGGGCAAATATCTCCAAGAGTTGCAGAACATGATGTAAAGGTAAAAAGAACCAAAACAGATGGGCAAGTAAGAGTTTTATCTGTACCGCCTGAAGAATTTTTAGTATCAAGAAGAGCAACAAGTATTGAAGATGCTAGTTTCATTTGTCATAGAGTAAAAAAATCTGTTAGTGATTTAATTTTAGAGGGATATCCCAGAAGTGTTGTAGACGATTTACCAACTTACACTCAAAACAATGCAGAATGGAATCAGGAGAGGGTAGCAAGGTTTAGTCTTGATGAAGATTCTCTACCAGCAGATGAGGGTAAAGGCCCTTCAAGAAAAGTCTGGATAGAAGAATGCTATATGAGAATCGATTATGATAACGATGGTATAGCAGAACTAAGAAAGATTACTAAAGGCGGGAATGTTATTTTAGATAATGTGGAAATAGATTACCTTCCTTTCTCTACCATTTGCCCAATACCTATCCCACATAAATTTCATGGCATGAGTATTGCTGATACAGTACAAGACATACAGTTAATTAAATCCACTATTATGAGAAATCTTCTTGATAATATGTATTTAACTAACAATGCAAGGTATGCGGTTCTTGCGGGTCAAGTAGAACTGGATGATTTACTTTCATCTAAACCAGGCGGCATTGTAAGAATGAGAGCGCCAGGAGCGGTTACGGCACTACCTACACCACAAATACAACCTTATGCTTTTCAAATGGTTCAATACCTAGATGGCATTAGAGAGGAAAGATCAGGTGTATCTAAAATGACACAAGGATTAAACCCAGATGTCTTAACTTCTCATGTAACTTCAGGGGCAATATCGGCAGCGACAGAGTCCTCTATGCAAAGAATTGAGTTGATTGCTCGTATGTTTGCAGAAACAGGAATTAAAGATGTATTTAGATGCATTTATCAGTTGATACAAAGATACGAAGACAGAGAAAAAATAGCTTATCTAAATGGTAAATTTGTACCAATAGATGTTAGCAAATGGAAAGAAAAACTAAATTGTGTTGTTAATGTAGGTGTTGGGTCTGGCAGCCAAACATCTAAAATGCAAACCATGTCAAGTATAATGATTATATTACAAACTCTTGTTCAACAAGGCGGAATGGGTACTTTAGTTGACCCACAAAATATTTATAACGCTGTAAGCGAGTATATTGCACAATCTGGGTACAAAAACGGAGATACTTTTATAACTGATCCATCTACTGTTCAACCAAAACAGGAAGGACCATCAATTGATGAGCAATTAGCTATGCAAAAAGCTAAATTAGAGGTACAAAAACTACAAGTTCAAGCTCAAACAGCTCAAGTAGATGCTGAACTCAAACAACAAGAACTTGAAGTGAAGAAAAACACAGCAGCTATTGATTTTGCAATCAAACAACAAGATTTAGAACTTAAAAAACAACAATTGGTATTGAATGAAGCGGAGCTAAGATTAGAAACAATTCAAGGTAGGCCAGTTGGGATAGGACCAAAATAATGAAAACAAAGGGTTATGGGAAAATCGAAAGAAGAAAACTTGTCTCTAAAGAAATAAAATATTGTGTGGGCAAAGGAGTAAAGCATAAAAAATGTGTTGGTATGGCATTGAATATGTACCCTAAAAAAACCAGGTTGCCACTAGCATGAAAGATTTAAACGAGCTAAATTTTGAGATTGAGTTAATCAAAAAAGACATAAATGATATAAAAATCAATCACTTGCAACACATCGAGAAAGATTTAAAAGATGTAAAAGTAGAGGTTTTTAGATTTAAGTATATAACTTGGACAGTTATCGTTATTTTTGTATTAGCAACAGATAAATTTACAGACTTATTGAGGTTACTATAATGCCAAGTGGGAAAGGAACATACGGGAAAAAAGTCGGAAGACCTAAAAATAAAAAATGTAAGAAAAACAATAGGAAAAAGAACTATTAAAAGACAAAATTTTATAAATACATCCGCCCTTTCTCATAAAGAATTGCAGGATTTAATGTTGAAATATAGAATTTCAATCAATGAATTACACTTGAAGACATCAATCAAAACGAATGATATTCGAGGGTATTTAACAGGCAAACGACCTATACCCACTTATGTAGTGGACAGAGTTTGCGAAATAGGAGAAGACGATGGCAGATAAAGAAAAAGAGATAAGAGAAGGACAAGAGGCTAAAGCATTACTTGAAGCTCCTTTATTAATAAAATCTTACGAAGTTATCCAAAATGATATTTTTCAAAAATGGATAAGAACAGAAGTTGGAGATACAGCAGGCAGAGAAGCATTATATCATTCTCTAAGAGGTGTATTGACAGCTCAAACTGTTCTTGTAAATACTATGGAAAATGGAAAGATAGTTGAAAAAGAATTAAGGGGAGGTAAATAATCATGGCAAAAGATGATATCCCCGTAAAAGAATCCACTCATGGTGGTGTTCCTGTAACTGATGTTAAGTCAGCACAGGAAGCGCTACTTCAAAGTATGAAGACTCCCGAAAAGGATCAACCCATAAAAGAAGAAGCGCAAACAGAAACTCAAGAAGATGTTTCTGCACAGGACACGGAGTCCGAATCAGTTGAAACAGAAGCGGTTAATCCTGATGGGTTAACAGTAGATGACTTAGAAGACGAAAATACTCAAGAAGAACCAGAGGAACAGGAGCGGTATACTGTCAAAGCGGCAGGCAAAGAGCATAATGTGACCCTTGAGGAACTGAAAAAAGGTTTTCAATTTGGAGCTGATTACAATAAAAGCAAATCTATACTTGGCGAGGACAGAAGAAAGTTAGAGGAAGAGCAAAGAATACTCTCTCAAGAACTTGAAACTACTCAACAAGAGAAGAAGCGTTACTTATCACGCCTTGAGGACATTGACCAGATTGTAGCAAATGACTTAAAAACATTCGAGTCTACAGATTGGGATAAACTCAAGGAAGAAGACCCTGTTCAATACTCAATAAAAAGAGACGAAGAGAGGCAATTACAAGAAAACAGAAGAAAAATAGCAGAAGAGAAAAACCAACATCAATATACAGCTCAATTAGAAGCTGAGAAAAAGATTGAGGAAGTTAAGATACAACAAAGTCAAATTGTTGCAGAAAAAATTCCTAATTGGTCGCACCCTACAGAAGGACCTAAAGTTAAAAGCAGAATTAAAAACTTTGCTATTAAATCAGGTTTTACAGAGCGTGATCTATCTCAGTTAGTTGATGCCCGTAGCGTGGAGGTTTTACATAAAGCTATGAAATATGACGACTTAGTTAACTCAAAGATAAAGAGCAAAAAAGTAAAAAATGTTCCTAAAATGACTAAACCAGGTACGAAAGAAACTTCTGACGATGTAAATACCGAAAAAAGAGCGCAACTAAAAGCGAGACTAAGAAAGTCTGGTCATGTCAATGACGCAACAAGAGTTATTGAAAGTCTTATGACTAAATAGTCTTATATTTAAACTTTTTAATATAGGTAATCAAAATGGCAATCTATACAGATGCGTATGAAACCTTCGATTCTAACGACAGAAGAGAAGATTTGGCGAATGTTATTTATAACATCTCACCAACAGACACGCCTTTTATGTCTTCTATTGGGACTGGTTCAGCAGCTTCAACATTACATGAATGGCAAACAGACTCACTTGTAGCAGCAGCTACTAATGTGGTAATGGAGGGCGATAATGCTCCTTCAAGAGCATTAGTTGCAACTTCTAAACTACTTAATTACACTCAGATTTCTACGAAACCTGTTGTAGTTACTGGTACTCAAGAAGTTATCGCTAAAGCAGGTATGACATCAGAAATGGCTTATCAAATAGCTAAAGCTGGTAAAGAACTAAAAAGAGACATGGAGTTCGACTTGACAGGTGTCAATGTTGCAACTGTGGGTTCTTCAGGCACAGGTCGTAGACTTCGTGGTCTTGAAGCATGGTGCAACACTAACGAATCTCATGGAAGTGGTGGTTCTACACATAGTACAACTGGTGCAGTTACAGATGGAACTCAAAGAGTTCTAACTGAAGCATTGGTTAAAGCAAACTTAAAACTTTGTTTTGATCAGGGCGGTAATCCTGACTTAATGTTAGTTGGATCATTCAACAAACAAAAAGTATCAGGTTTTACTGGTAACTCTACTCGTATGGACATGGCAGAAGATAGGAGCTTAGTTGCAACTATTGATGTTTATGTTTCTGACTATGGTGAAGTTAGAGTAGTCGCTGACAGAATTTTAAGAAGTTCTGGAAGAACTACCCATATCTTAGATACTGAAATGTGGTCAACAGCTATGCTCAGACCTTTCCAAGTACAAGACTTGGCAAAGACTGGTGATGCTGAAATTAAACAATTATTAGTTGAATATACTCTCGTTTCTAAAAACGAAGCATCTTCAGGTAAAATTGCAGACTGCACAACATCGTAACTTATATATTATAAATATATATAACAGGGGTGGGTTTAATTCCTTGTTTTTCCCACCCCACCTTAGATACATTTAATAATGACCTTGAAGAAGGTATCGCTTCGGAACGAGGGTTATTTTTTTGGAGAAATTTAATGCAAACTTTAAATAGTTATTTTGTAACAGCAGAAATAGAAGATGTTTCTACAGCTTCAAGTACTTTTGTTCCTATTGCAGATAGTGGCGACATTGTCTACATTGTGACTGCTCTACAAGGCGCAATAACTTCGGCTGATGCTGCTATTACATTTGAGATTGGTGGAACTGCTATAACTGGTGGTGCAATAACAGTTGCAAACTCAGGTTCAGCAGCAGGTACTGTTGATTCAGCAACACCAACAGCAGCTAACCGAGTGGAAAGAGGCGGAACTATCGAAATGATTACAGATGGCGCATCTTCAGGTACTAAGAAATTATTAGTAACATTTGAAATTAGGAGATAGATATGAGTAATTGGCTAGGTGGTTACAGAGTAATCAAAAATCATACAAGAACTACCAGCAGTTCATCAGCAGCAACAGATGCTTTTGACGCTAGTATTGAATATGTAAGAGTAACAACTACTGGGCCTGTGTTTATTGAATTTGCAGCAGCGCCAACAGCTACTGTTGCCAATTCTATTTACATGGCAGGAGACGAATCTATTGTCTTTAAAGTAGATGGCGCAATGAAATTAGCTTCCATTCATGCTAGTGGAACTCCTACTGTATATGTTCAAGAGTTAAG